CCGAAAGCCATTTTCTCTCTCCTTATTTGAGGTTTTAGCTGTTCATATCAATTCGCCCTTCTTTCCGTGCTAAGTCTATATCAGCTTCGTGCTTCTCAAACTCCCACGGTTTAAGTCTGGCGATGTCAGAACCCTTCCAAACTTTTTTATTTGCATCTGTGTCAGTAACAATCTCTTTTGCTTTGGTAGATTTTACTGCTTGAGCTGCACTTTTATTAGTCTTTCTTGGCTCTTTTGTCATACCAACATCGGCTTTATATAGATCTAATACTCTACTTGCCCACCGTGCATCTTTGTTGTTTTTGTATATGCCATCAGATATTGATTCTGGTTGTTGATCAAGCCACTCTAAAAACTTTTCATCAGTCTTGATTTGAGTAAAATCAGGATGTAATGTTGTAAGTTCTTTATAAGCACTTTGAACAATTAAATCTTCTTCTCGCTTTTTAAGAGAATCAATCTCACCTCTGAGATCTCCTGCTCTTTGTTCTGCTTGCATAGATGCAACAGACTCTACAACTTTATACACGTCTGGATACTTTTGTTTAAACTCCGTTATTTCTTCAGGAGTTGTTGGTACTTGTACTCCAGTATCCGAAACTTTATTAGCAGCTTCAAGACCTTCACGTTCTTTTTTCCACTCTTCAAGTTTCTTGTCATAATGCCTTTTTAAGTCATCATAACGTTTTTTGTAGACAGTGCCATCTTCTTCTTTTGTTTCCACAAAACTTTCACCTTTTGGAGTGGCTTCTTGCGAAGTGTCCGTTTCGTCTTGTTTTGTTTCTTCTTCTACTTTCTGTTCCTCATCTTCATCATCCTTATAAACATCTGCTCGATACTTATTACGATAAAGATTTGGTTCATTTATTGTGCCAAAAGAATCATTTGGTTTATTAGCTCTTACGCCTTTTACTTGTTTTGCCATAGTTTTATACCTCATTCATGCAGTGCCACTGGCTGTGGGTAGCTGCTTCGGTTTGTTAGGGCCACTAATACTGTGGGTAGCTAACGAAATCTTTTCGTCACACCCTTACTGGGGGTGCTAGAAATGATTTTTGATCAGGACTAGCCTGAAATCTTTTAGGTTTGGGTGTGGGCATTATCATTTCTTGTTTTTCTGGTCTAGGAATTGGAGTTATGTTTTTACTGATAATATTTCTGCTTGTTTGCCAGTTTCTAACTTTTTCTGCCCTATTACGTTCTTCATTACCCTTACTTATTTTTTCTATCAATCCTGTTTGTAAGGCTTCACCTATATTACTTGTTTTGTCATAAACATTTTTAAATGTGCTGTACCTTACGGCTTTTGGATTTTCTCGTGTTCTTTTAATTCTTTTACCGTTTCTTGTTCCGTTAGGTCTTAAACCACCAACATGATATGTTGAATATAATACAGCGTAATCGATTGGATCTATTGTTTTATATTCAGGATGATCTCTTTCAAACTCTTTTATGCCATATGTAATAACTTGCCTATTTACTTCATCTAATTCTTTGTCAGTGAGTGCAAATGTCATATCTGCATTATGTTTTTTTCTAGCATCTTGCCCTCTTAATCCAAGATAAGGTGTAAGTTTTTCAATTAAATCTTTAGAGAATCCATAATTTTGTAATTCTTTTAAACCCTGTCTTCCTAAGTCAAAACCTAAACCTATTGTTAAACCACTTCTATCTCTTTGTGTTAAGGGAACATTACCTCTTCTTGGGTCAATTTTTGAATCTATTTCTACATCAGTTAATAAATCGTAAGTTTCTTTTTGTTTTTGATCTTTTAATTTTAATTTGTTAAATCTATCTCTTATAAATTCTCTAAAATCAATTTTTAACTTATCTCGTTCTACTCCGTACTTAGACCTATCTAATTCTTCTTCACTTGATTTTTTATCTGGTGTAGGACTTGTGCCAAATTTTTCTATAAAACCACGTTTTAAATCTTGTATTATTTCTCTTAAACCTGCAATCTGTGTAGCAGTATCTTCTTCAGATTCTTTATTTACAACGTCACCGTCTGCTTTTTTTATAAAACCACCACGATTAACTTGCTTTTGAGATTCTTGTTGTCTGCGTTCAACTTCTCTTTTACCACGATTATTTATCTTTTCTAATTTGTCATAGCCAATCTCTTCTGCTATAATTTTTGGAATGTATACTTCGTTTCGTGATACTGCGAGTTGAACTCTACTCTTTATAGGTATTTTAGGGTTTCCGTACTGAATGTCAACCCCTTTCTCTTTTAAACTATTAATTGCCTTTAATATCATGTCAACAATATCTTGTCTACCTGCAAACTCTGCAGCAGGTGCATTGATAATAAAATCACCTTCTTCTGCTTCCATCGGTATATCATCTGCTATAGTTTGTTGATCTGTAGCGTTTTGTTGTGGTGCTATAAATCCTGCACCCTGCACGATTTGTGATACAGGTTTTACGGTAGTGCCGCCTTCTTGTTTTGGTACTTCTCCACCTTTTTTAAAGTCAAAACCTGCTTCATCACCAAACCCAAATCCTGCATCTCCTGTCTCTTGATTAACACTCTCATTAATATCTGTAGATTGATTAAGATCACTATAATCTTCACTGTACACATCAGTCGTAGGAGTTTCACTAAATAAACTTATTCCAGAAGGACCGTAATTAACCACACCTGATTGAAAATCAACACCATCTACAGTTCTTTCCTCTCGTTCTACTCCTATCTCTAAAGCGTCAACCATATTTGGAGGAGTAGGTGTAGTGTAATCTCCGTATGTATAATCAAACACAAATTGCTCTGTAGGGTCTATAAAATTATCAACTAAAGTTTCAAGAGTTGCAGTGGTTTTGTCTGTTGAAGTGTATTCACCTGTGTTTACTTTATTCAATAGTCCTTGCACCTCTTCTAAACTTAAATCATTTATATTCTTTGTTCCAACATCACCTCTTAAACCAGTGGTAGCAATCCCTCGTGATGTTCCAACCATCTCTCCCATGCCCATCACAAAACCACCTTGTCCTGTTTTAAAAGCTAAAGTACCATCTGCACCTAATGCGATCCCTGTTACTTCTCCTGCTCTACCCCCACCTAAATTCACAGTTCCACTGTCAGAATTATAATCTCCCATGTTTCTTGTAGGATCAACTTGAATCCTACTATTTGCGAGTTCTTTTTTTAATTCTTTTTCTGTTAAATCTTCTATATCACCGTACGCACGAAAGGAATATTCTGACACTAATCCATTTGCTTCAGCATATCTTGCTGCTTCAAAAGGTGTTTGAAATACTTTTCCGTCTAAAGCAATAGGACCTTCGATAGTTTGATGAGTTACTTTTCCTTTTCTTGAAGTTATATCTACAGGTCTTCCTGTTCCTAAATCTATAGCAGTAAATGCAGAATATCCGGGGACACCTTGAGCAGCACCAAAAGCATCTTCAGTTTGCATTCTTTGAAACTTAGCACCCACTTGTTGAGCTGCATAGGCGATAGGTAATCCTAGCGTGTTCGCTGTAACACCTGATAGAAAAGGTTGTTGTACTGCTACCGTTCTACCTGAAACTGGTGACTCTGCAACAATTGTTTTTAAAGAAAAAGCTTTTTGTAAGTAATCTCCTGTTCTAATTAAAAAAGAATCACTGGGATCAGGTCCTTTAAGTTGTGGATTCAATTCTAATTCTGTTTGTCTTCTTGGAAAAGTTGGTTCAACAAAAGGTGGAATACTTGGATCACCCTTTATCTCATCTTCTATGCCAAGACTAGATAAAGAAGTTATAGGGGTTATTTGATCCTGTCTAGCTAATCTCATAATTCTGTCATCATACACATCTCCTGCAAATGCAGGATCTGCAGTTAATTGTGTAGTTTCATCTAAAGGTGTTAAAAATAAACCTCCCCCAAATGCAGGATCTAACGTGTCCTCTGCTTCGTAGCGTGTGCCTTTGCCATATATATCTTCAGAAGTAATTACACTAACATCATCACTACTAACTTCTTGTTGAATTACTGGAGTGTCTGCTGTTCCTATGTTTCTTGCAAAAGAAAAATTATTCAGGTCTTGTACATTACTCTGTATTGTTTTACTTTCTGCACTAATATCTCCTTTGTATTCATATTTATTTGTTTTTAAATTGAATACTCCAACTTGATCATTTGGTAGTTTTATTAAGATAGCAGGAATATTTGCGTCACGGAGATCTTCTAATACTTTTTCGGCACTTGTTTTTTTCTTTGTACCAAATAACTGTATTTGTCTTTTTTTTATATCTTCTAGTGGGTTAGTTCTAGCCATTAATTAACCTTGCTGTTGCCCTTCAGGGACAGAAGTGTTCCCAGTAAAACTGCTTTCCCCTGCAACTGGCGAAGTTCCGACTCCGATGTCGCCACTACCATCGCCTTGTAAACCAAGTCCTGTTGGTGCTTTGTCCACTCCTCCAGAGCCTGCCATGCTGTTGGGTTGTTGATCAGGGGTTTGAGCTTGTTGTAATTCATTTAGACCTCTTAATATTTCTGCAAATATTTTTGCTTGGTTTTCATCGTTTACTAAACTATCTGGGTCTATGTCTTGTGCGATAGCTAATTCTCTAATTAAATTAGGTATCTTTACAAATGGAGCAAGCATAGGGTTAGATACAGTTTGCAACAATGCAGTTAAACGTTGACTGCGTACTTCTTTTTGCATTACCGCTGCAGTACCACGTGGTTTTATTTCTAAGTCCCCTACTATGTCAGGTGAATCATCATTAAATTGCATGTTCCACTGAAAATATGCTTCTCCTAAAGGTTTGAGAAGAAAATCATCTATATTTTTTATCACTGTTTTCAAAGATAAATTTGCACCACCCATTAACATCGATAAACCTGCAGCAGTCCGACCTGTGCCTGTTACACCTGTTTGTCCGTGAAGTATTGATGGTATACCTGTTTCTTCATCTGCAAGTTGCCTTGATAATTGATACATCTGTATGTTTTCTGGTGCTGTGTTTGGAAACTTCAAACCGTTGATAGCAGTTCCAGTCACACCAGACTGTCGTCTGAATATCTTACCGGGGAATATATCCATGTTTTGACCGGGTACTAAGCTTGCTTCATCTACGTCAAATACAAGATTACCTGCGAGTGCTAAATTATCAATAGCCATTCTCATATGACCATTCATCAGCAACTGTGCATCTTCCATGTTTTCTGGAACACCTGTGCCGAATATTTGATAAGGATTTAACTCGTAAGGAAATACATGAAAAGGTATTCGTGCAGGAGTAAATGGATTAAGTACAAATCTTATTATTTCAGTGCCAGAAACCCAAACGTTTACTTGTAATTGATCCATATTAGTTATGTCTTGGTCTATTAAACCTTTTGCACCGTCAAGAAACGATCTATCCATAACTCCCCAGTATTCTAAAACTTCAAATCTATTTCTATTGTAGTTTGGTTCACTTTCATCATCACGTATGGTGTCTTCATAGTATTTATCTTCGTAATTAGGGCCTTTAGCTATAACATTATCAATCGCTTCAATGTTAAAATATGGATATTTTGCTAAATTACGTAGCTGTTGCCTATTCATACGATGTCTTTGCACTACATACTCACAATCCTCAGATTTAACTGCTGATGGGTCTGGAAAAAAATCCCAACATGATACGGCTTCTATTTCTGGGCATATCATTTCTTCTGGTGTATATGCACGTTGTCCGTTATCGTCTCTTGTCCATTTATGTAATCTTTTACTTTTAAGCATAGGTCCTTTGATAATACCAGTGCCTAAAAGTATTTGTTCAAATATAGCGTTTCGTAGCACGTTTACTGCACCTGTATCAGTAAGTTGATCGTGTATTTCTTTTTCCATATTTAAAGCTGCTTCTTGTGCAGGACTTATTTGAGGTTCGCCAATTTTTGCAGGGCCTTCTGCTATAGGTGTGCCTTCATATTTTTCTTGTAAACCACCTAGAAAATCCATAGCTCCCGGTTGAACATTTCTGCCGTCTCCCGGAAAACCGTACGGATCTAAAGGTTGTTGCATTTGATCCAAAGGTGTTTGCATGTGAGCAAACTCTGCTATGCCTTCTGGTACAGGCGTTGGTTCAACAACGATAGGAAATTTTTTATTAGCAAAAAGAATATCAGTTATCTGACCAAACGCTGCAAGAACTTTTGTTTTAGTTATTCTTAAAAATACTCGTGAACGTTCAGAATCTCTATATTGTGTTGACGTGTCATATATACCTCTAAAATTTTTGTAAGCTTTAAGCCAACGCTGTTCGTGAGTATATCGACCGTCTTCAGCACTTTGAAATTTATCTTTTATATAACCAACAATACCAGAAAGTTCTTCTTGTGGTTCATCCACACTTGCTATAGTATCGTCAGGTGGTTGCAAGAAATTATCGGACATAAGTCACCTTTTATTAGTTAAAGCCACCAGTATAATTTCTGTCATCAGCCATATTAAATAATGAAGCTTCGACAGTTGGCTTGGTTTGTTTTTTTGGCATATCCACTTGTAAAGCATCTGGATTTACTTCAGTTGTAAACTCCATACCCTCTCTGTATAACTGCTGTGAACCTTCTGGATTATCGATAGTTACTTTATCTGAACCCATGATATAAGCTGCACCGTAGTTGTAGTTGCCTGTTGTTTTATTAGCCATTATTGTCTCCCTTGTTGTAATAATTGCATTTGTTCATCCAACGATAGTTGGCTCTTTCTTTCAGCTTCTCTTCTGAAATCTTCTCCCATTTTACGGATATTCATTTGCTCTTGTATAGCCTTCTCATCATCTGCTACAGTTTCAAGTTCCTTTTTTTCTATAGGTCGCATTAATTCTTCTTGAGTCGCAGGTCTTTCGTCTCCTGTTCTTTCTGCAGCAAAAGCAGTTGATGGTCGTAAAGACTCAACCAAAGCCAACCCACCTGTAGGACCTAACAATGCTGTTGTCCCAACGTCTATCGCCACGTCTTTTATTAAATCAGCAGGGTCATCAAACAATTCTTTTACACCCTCTGCTCCTGCACCTAATATTATAGCAGTTTCTAAAAGTCTGTTGCCTTTCAGTTTATCTTTTAAATCTTGTATTCGTTTGTTATGATTGTCAACCATCTCTTTGTTGACTGTCTGTTGAGTGTTTTTTTGTTTTCCTTTAAGCTCATCTGCTTGAGTTTTTAACTTTTCTATTTTAGTTATTTGTTTTTCTAATCTACTTATTTGTTTTTCGTTGTCCTGCACAACATTTTCAATAGCAACTCCTGCTCCAACAGACTTATTTTCTAAATTTATTTGAGACTTTGCTACAGCTTCATCAATAACATTTGGTGTGTCAAATTTTATAAGAGGGAACTGAGAAAAATTCTTTTCTCCAAATCTATATATTTTACCAAAAACTTCTTTTGGACTAGATTGTCCAATGTCATTTAAAAATATAGAATTAAAATTTTCAGCAGCTCTTACACTCAAGGGAAGTTTATCTGTATCTCTAGTTACTTGATAGTGTGTTAGACCAACATCACCTCTGGTTGAATGACCTAACACTCTGTTTGCTACATCTGGGCCGTGTTCATCAGCTATAGCACTAAATACGTTTTTACGCAACAAACCAGATGTGAACGGTATTTTTTTACCAGTTCTTTCATCTATTATATCTAACTTCATGTCGTCAAATACTTTTCTAACAGCAGTATTAACTTTTTTATCTAAGGTGGGTAGCTTGTTTTTAAATATTCTTGTATTTTTTTCTGTGCCGTCAGGGTCAGCGACCTCTGCTAAAAATTGAAGAACACCATTTGGCATAGAGGATAGTCTGAAATTCATAGCTTCACCCTTGTTACTTATTCCTAGTAACGTAGCTGATCCTTTTTTTACATGACCATACTCAGCACCTTGTTTAATTTCTGATCCTGTAGTTAAATTTGCTATATCTCTTGATCTTAATCCAGTAAGATGCTTAACTAAAAGATACCCTGCAGCTTCATATGAACCTTCATTAACTAATCTCAAAACAGATCTATTAATAGCTTTATTTATATCTGCTATTGGAGGTAATTTAACTTTTTTAGCTAATCTTGCTTGGTCTGCAGCTTTTATGTTTGAACCTCTAGCAAAACCTCCTGTACCAAAAACTTTTTTCTTTAAAGGAAATTCTCCTGAATCTTCCGTAATGTTATAAAGTTTTCGTAAATCGTTTTCAACTGAAGTTAAAGATGTAAAAGCACCTTCACCACCTACAGTATCTCCTAATTTTACTAATAATTCTTTATCTTTAAATACAGAAAATCTATCGCTAGTTGTTAATCCTACTTCTTTTAAAGACTTTAATAATGGACTAAAATTTCTAGTTTTAAGTTCGCCAGTTTTCTTGCCTTTGTAATTTTTTGTAAGCTCAAGAGCTTGACCAATAGTAAGATTTTCGTCTAATTTTATTGCCATCTGTTAATATCCAAATGTTTGATCATGCGTCTGGTAGACCTGATTCTTGATGCCATCAAGCGTTTTATGAATGGACACATATCCTGTCATCCTTGTCATAAGCATATATCGTAACGCATCATATGCGTGATCTTCTGCTTTTGTATCTACATCTTCTGCGTTGGTTTTACTTAACGGTATACCTGAAAGTTGTTTTATTAAGTTAACGCAGTTTGGAAATATTCTTATTCGTGGCTCGTTTGTTCTTGGATCGTCTGCAAGCCTACGATGTATCTCCATCTTTCCTTGTAATCTGTTTCTGTCTGATGGTATCCAACGGACACCACATCTCATCATTGTTTCTGCTATCGAAGGGCCGAACCCTGTCTTGTTCCAACACGAGGAGTCAAGTACAGTATAGTGGGGAGTCGGATCTTCTTGTTCTACTTGTAGTATTCTATCAGCTAGTTGCTCTGCTGTCAACTGTTTTACATATAGCTCACGATAGACCCAGATATTATTATCCCAATCAATTGCACCCCATAGCACACAAGAAGGACTTGCATAGCCGTAGTCAGCCGCCCTGATACGTGGGAAGTTGGTAGGTAGTTCAAAGCTAGGCACAACATGTTTACTCCTACTAAACTCTGGGAACGCTGCACCTTCAGTGACTTCCCAGTCTCCTTCTAGTAATCTTTTACGTTCAACCTCTGGTAGTGAACGCAACATAGCTTCGTACTGTCCATCTGCCAACAGGTATGGATTGTCAGTCAAACGTGCAGGTATGAACCTGCGATAGAATAACGGCTCTCCTTCCTTTTCGTGACCTTTGGGCCACAAGAAAGGTTTACCTGTTTCGATATCCATTGCAGGAAAAGTTGATCCGTGTGCAGATGGATCGATGTACATCTTCTTGACCCACCAACCACCAACCCCTCCGGGGTTTGCTGTGCAACGCATATACAAATGCTCTTGTAACTCTGGGTCGGTTGTTCTTAATCGTGAACGAAGATAATCCCAAACGTACGGAGATGGGTATTGGGTTATTTCGTCTATGCCTATCCAGTTAAATGCTTGACCTTGAAATCGAGTTACGTCTTTATCTTTATCTAAGTATGTAAACCAAATCGTTGCACCTGATGGAAAGTGCCACGTTGATTTTGATTCTCTAAACTTTGCACCCGGAAAAGCTTTAGGGTACAGTTGACGTGACTTGTCTATTAGTTCAGTAAGCTCATCAAGAGTACGCCTAAGAAGAAGCCCACGATGATTGCCATTATGACAATACCTAAGGGGGTCAGCAAGAAGGGCAAAACTTTTTCCTCCACCTGCCGAGCCACCGTAGAGTACATCCCTTTCAGAAGAGGAAAGGAACTCTTCTTGAGGGCCTTCATTTGGTTGAAAAATAATTTCACGCCCATCCACAAGTTGCTCAACAGCGTTAGGAAGACCGTGTAGATCTTCTTTATCGATAAGTGTGGACTCTGTATTGTCTCTGAGTGCT